CTCCATTCACTGTCCACGCCATGCCTGCCATGAACGTCATAATCACCGGATTCGCTCCAACACCTATGTTTCCCATTGTTCCCATCGTCGCTATCTCTGTACGATATTGTTCTTTTGAGTAGCCCAGTAGTTTTGACGGGCTCCAATGTACCGCACACGTGACCACGTCATGACCACCTCCCTCAAGCCCCATGATCTTTGGCTTTACACCGGGCTGTTCCCACGCAGTATTTGATGCAACTGTTGGAAAGGATGTTAAGCTGTCTGTGTATTCCAGCGCCACAACCCATTTCTCTGCTGTGTTGTTAGTGAACTTCACAGTTCCTGTTATCCCGTACACCCGACAATTTTGGAAGAAATATGTCCACTGGTCATACCCTAGAGGTTGGTGTCCAGTAAACGCTCCACCTTGTTCAGGCTGATAAGCAGATGACTGAAACACCTTTGCGAATGACGCTGCTCCTGTTGTATTGACTGAGTCAGTCACGAAGTAAGGCAACGCCACTATGCATTTCTCTGGCATGATTTGGCCAGGTACCCGTATCCGAAACGCTTGTTCCGGTCGTCGCTTCCCGCCGTATCTCTTTTTCATTCTCGGCCGTTTTGACCTTGCTCGTTTCGACCGGGCTCTCTTGGGCATTCTACGAACTCTTTGCGAATTTATTGTGAACGATAGTATTTACTGGTAGCTATACATAATATTACCTTTAGCTACCCTTGCTACTTGCTACGTGGTAGATAACATCGGGACTATGCTCCAATATGGGCGGAGTCCCCAAGGAAGTGTACCGGTAAACGAAAACACGTTTCATGAATGCTTCACCGTCAGCAACTTCCTTGAACCACCCACTCGGGGGGTGGTTACTCGTAATGTGTACTTGCTCCCATTTTGGAGTGTTGAACTTTTCCCACTTTTGATTTAAGTTCCAGGCACCTGGCTGGATGATTGTCTTGATTATTGATGGGTCCCATGACCAATGCTTGTCGACATCGTCGATGCACAACCACTTTTGTCCTTTGTAACCGTTCCAGTCTGGTTGACGGCTACCACCGATAACGGTAAACACGTCTTTGCGGGAACGAAACTTGCCGGCGGCCGTACTTTTGCCTGTAGTTCCAGGGCCGTAGTGGACGGTAACTGTCACGCCTGGTACGATATCCTCGTCCTCCTCGTTCTGTTCTTTGATAAGAGCGAGAAAACCTTGCAGTTTGGGGAGATGAAAGGCTATAGCGGCGGCGTTCTCTTTGGTAACGCGCGGTAAACGGCCTGTCTGTCTGATTTCCTCTGTAAGTGTCGCCAGAGTGTGAGCTAGCGTATCTTGCTGAGCTACTCCCCGCTCGTAGAAGTCCCCCTCTCGGGATTCCAGCTTGGAGCAATACTCTTTGTTCTGGGCTGCAGTGCCCTTCGAGGGTGCGCACCAAAAGTGCTTCCCTTTCAGCTGCCCCCATAGACTCATCATCACTGCTGATCGAGTCTTCTTCAGCTTCGTCTCGCAATACCCCTGGAAGTGGATCCTCCCCGTGCTCGGGCACCGTTCCTGTTGGAACGCTATGTATGAGAAGTTGACTAAGTCGTCGTGCGGCTCGTCCCACATAGTCCATGTCCAGCGGCGGCACTGTTTGGCTTCGTACGCCTCTTCCCACATTGGGTGCTTCGGTTGGTACTCCTCCGGCTGGCTCCATGTCACCTTACTCTTTCTGTGCGGGCTCTTAGGCATATTGCTTGTTTGTTTGTGTGCCCGAGAAACCTCAAAGGGAACGTTTTCTGCCCGAGACTTTGCAAACGGCTGTGGGTTAGGGTTGGGGGCGGAGGGGGGCGAAGCCCCCCCCTTAGGGTCGTTTGTAGTTAGGGCCGTAGGCGGTTAGGGCTTTATATTAAGAACCTGGCAACACCTTTCTACCCAACAACTCACAATGCAAAACCAAGTCATACAAGACAGACACTGATCCACCAGCCGACAAGGCTCCATTCACTGTCCACGCCATGCCTGCCATGAACGTCATAATCACCGGATTCGCTCCAACACCTATGTTTCCCATTGTTCCCATCGTCGCTATCTCTGTACGATATTGTTCTTTTGAGTA